CAGGCTCTCAAGTCGCGACCTCTATGGTGGCTACTATGGCAAGAGCACTGCCTGTGGCCTAAGGCATGAAAGTCGTTAAGGTCTACGGCGCTTTGCGTAAACGGCTTGGTCAGTGCCGGTTTGAGTTTGACGTGACGACACCAGCGCAGGCCATTAAGGCGTTGTGCGTAAACTTTCCCGGCTTGGAAAAGTGGCTAATCGATAGCGAGCGTGATGGCGTTGGTTACCGCGTCGCAGTCAGCAAGGAAAAAGTGACTGAGACAAATCTTGCACCTTTGCTGATGCCTTTTAGTGATCGAGAGGTGTTCAGCATCACACCTGTAATTGCTGGCGCAGGCAGAGGAAGTGGGGCGATTTTTCTGGGTGCTGCTTTAATCGGTGCGTCTTTTTTGTTTCCGGGAGCCGGCCTGTTTGGAACGTCTGGGTTGTTTGGCGCTGGACAAGCTGCTGTCGGTGTTTCATCTGCTGGTGTTTTGCAAGCTGCCGCTGTTGGCACAGCCTTATCCGCTGTAGGCGCAGGTCTTGTTCTCACCGGGATTGCTCAAGTAATTTCGCCGCAACCTGACACCGGCTTAGAGCGTGGGGTGGAAGCTGCCAAGTTGGAATCTTCCGTTTTCAATAACGTGGTCAACACCTCTCAGCAAGGATTGCCTGTGCCAATAGCCTACGGGAGAGTGTTTGTTGGTTCAGCAGTGCTGTCCAGCGGACTTGACGTTGACCAGAAACGAGGATGACACAGACTAAATACGTTCAAGGTGCTGGCGGCGGCGGCAAAGGCGGCGGTGGCGGCGGTAGCCGTACCCCTACTGAAGCCGACGACACACTGCAGTCGATTCAGTTTGCCAACGTTTTAGATTTGATCAGCGAGGGAGAAATTCAAGGCTTAGACGATGGCAACAAAAGCATTTTTTTAGATAACACTCCAGTTCAAAACGCGGACGGTTCTAATAACTTTTCTGGTTACACGGTTGCTACACGCAACGGCACACAATCGCAGAACCATATTCCTGGTGACTTTGGCTCAACTCAAGTCGAAAGACCTGTCAATGTTGAAGTCACCAATGGGTCTTCAGTAACTCGAAACGTCACTGGAACGGAGGTTGATCGTCTTCGTGTAACGCTAACGATTCCTAGCCTTCAAAGAATTGAAGACGATGGCGACATTGTCGGACATAGCGTTCAGATTAAGATTCAGATTCAGTATGATGGCGGCGGTTTTAATGACGTTGTTACAGACACAATCAGCGGCAAAAGCAGCAACCGCTATCAACGTGATTACATGATCACGCTAAGCAGTAGCACGAATGTTCAGGTTCGCATGATACGAGTCAGCGCCGACGAAACTAGCAGCAAAATTGGCAGCACCACTATTTTTCAAAGTTTTACGGAAATTGTTGACGAAAAATTCAGCTACCCAAACTCTGCGCTTGTCGCTTTGCGTTTTGACTCTCGCGAGTTCCAAAGCATTCCGTCTCGCAAGTATTTAATACGTGGAATTAAAGTCAAAATTCCGAGCAACGCGACCGTAGACACGACAACTCATATTGGCAGGATTACCTATTCGGGGGTTTGGGATGGGACCTTCCAAGCTGCAACTTGGTGTAATGATCCTGCATGGTGCCTTTACGACTTGTTGATTTCAGACAGATATGGGGCTTCTGTACCTGAATCAACTCTTGACAAGTATGACTTTTTAGGGGTTTCTCAGTATTGCAACGAGCTTGTAGACGATGGCAAAGGCGGTCAAGAACCGCGTTTCAGCCTCAACATTCTGCTTAACAGCCGTGATGAAGTCTATAACGTCATTCAGGAAATGACAGCTATTTTTAGAGGCATCGCGTATTACGGGGCAGGCTCTTTAGTTCTTAACCAAGATAAGCCAACGGACTCAAGTTATGCGCTCGGTCCGTCAAATGTGATTGATGGTTTATTTACTTACGCGGGTACATCGCAAAAAGCTCGCCACACAGTTGCAACGGTTGCTTATCAAAACTACGACACGCAAGGCGACACAGAGTTTGAATATGTTGAGGATCATGACGCTGTGGCCAAGTACGGCATCATCAACAAAGACATCAAAGCTATTGGCTGCTATAGCCAAGGGCAGGCGCACAGAATCGGCAAATGGACCTTGTTGTCAGAACAAAACTTGACTGAAACCTGTCAGTTTGCAGTTGGCATTGAAAGTGGAATTGTTCTTCGCCCTGGGCAGGTTGTAGACATTGCTGATCCTGTTAGAGCTGGTGTGCGGCGTAGCGGTCGTGTCCGCTCTGCTACAACAACTCAGCTGACGGTTGATAGCAGCACCAACCTGTCAGTCAGCTTGGCAACCAGCGATAACGATCCAAAAGTGTCGGTCATGCTGCCCAGCGGCATTGCTGAAACCCGCAACATCCCGGCAGGTGGTATTCAGCCACAAGCCAATGGAACGGCAACGATTGACGTGACATCTGCGTTTAGCCAAACACCTACAGCTGGTTCGGTGTTTCTAGTGCAGACATCTGATGTTCAGTCGCAGCAATTCAGGATTGTTTCTGTTACTGAGACTGAAGAAGGAGTCTATGGAGTAAGCGCAGCGGCTTACAACGCGAGCATCTACGACGCGGTTGAGTCTGATAATGAACTGACTACTCGGGACATTACCAATCTTTCTGCCGTACCAAACCCCGTCAGTGCTATCGCTGTTGAAGAGTTCTTGTACGAAACAGGTCAAGGCGTGTTTGTTGGTGCGTCAGTTAGCTGGGAGCATGATCGCGTCAACATCAGCGAGTTCCGCGTTCAATATCGCGTTGATGACGACAACTTTGAGACGCTAACGACCGCATCACCGTCAATCACTATTCGTGACATCCGAGCTGGCACGTTGCATGTTCAGATTCAAGCCAGGAACTATCTGAATCGGGGCAGCATCATTACGACCAACAGCTTCACGATTGCAGGCAAGACTGCTCCACCACAGCTGGACAACAGTGAGTTCTTGGCAGATGGGACTACAGCCAACCCCAACTACATCAGTTTCGACATGATTCCGGTCAACGGACAGGCCAAGTTGACTTGGCGTCAGTCTCTTGATCTTGACGTGCGAAATGGTGGTCACGTCAGGTTGCGCCATTCACCCAACACTTCCAACGTTACTTGGAGTAATTCCACCAGCATCTCTGAAGAGATTGCAGGATCTGCGACTGAGGCATACGCAGACCTGAAGGGTGGAACGTATTCAATGAAGTTCATCGACTCTGGAGGTCGCGAGAGTCAGAACTTTGCGTTGATCGAGTATGTCAAGCCAGAGCTTGAAAGTACAGAAGAGGTGTCATCACTGTCTGCGACAGAGGATCCGACATTCCCTGGCAATAAAACCAATCT